GTTGCTACAGGATCTTCAGATATAACATCTTGTAAATCCTGTGTTGAACCACCACCAAAAAGAGTTTTAGCGTTAGCGACAGTCATTTTAACATTCCTGTCATCTTCTGATCTATTTAAATCAACGCCTGTAACTAAAGCATCATCGGGTAAAGTAGTAACCTCTGTTAATTGTGATATTTTTTTATTTACACTCATGTTAATCTAATATTACTTTAAAATTATTTTCTAATAAAATATTAAAAGAGTTTTCTAATAATAAAAAGTTGTCTCCTAAAATATTTAAATCACTTAAAAACGGTGCTGCATATTCTTCAACCGAAGAGATACTTAATTCATAACCATTAAAATCACTTTTAATACCTCCACTTTTAATAGTGTAACTATCTAATCTAGCACCATTATAAACGCCTCCCATTCTTAATTTTCCATTGTTATATTGAACTATATATCTCAAATCAATGGATTTCATTCTTTCCAATTCTAACGATGTTATTAAATCCTGTTTGGCTAAACTTAAACTTAGATTTTGAATAACTTTAACTCCGTTTTCATCGTTTTCTATTGTTTCTGAAAAATTAGAAGTATTAGGCTCGTATCTAAAAATTTCTGTTTCTGGAAATTCTGTTATTTCTACCCCTTTAATACTTTCTATTTCTTCATCAGAATAATACACATAAGGCAAAAAGTAAATGTATTTAACACCACCTATATTATCTAAACAAGGATTATTTCTTCCTTTTGTCAATACGCAACTCATTTACCTTTTTTAAATATGCTTTAAAAATTTCTATGTCTTTTTCTTTTTCTTTATTATACTTTTTATTCCTTTTGTACATCTTTATTCTAGTTCAATTAAACCTTCATCGCTATTTGATGTTGATGCTGTTTTCCAGTCATCTTGTCTTATGTCTCCCTGTAGCCACCATCCGCTAATAGTTTGCATTGCGTTTCTAGGGTCAATATCATAATCATTATCCTGATTATTTGTGTACTCAAGTATATTGCTGTCTTGATCGCACAAAAATCTAACTAATCTGTCTAAGTAAGTATCTGCTTTACTTTGTGCGTTTTTAACCACATAGGCTATCTCATCCACATTAGCAGCTTCAGCATCCTGTGCAACGTGCTTATAAACACCTCCGTTACCAACAATAACAGAACCTATTTTAACATATTCAGCAAATACACTATGCCATAAAACAGGCTTTATATAATCATTGAACATTTGTAAATATAAACCAGCTAAACTATCAGCATCAAAATCAGTAATAATCTTATCAAACAATTTAGTTCCTAATGTTGGTTCTAATATCATAACCTGAACATCATTGATTAAGTTTATAAACTTATCACTATCAACATTACCGCCCATTGGCGTATTGTCTCTTATTTCCTGTGATGTTATTAAATATGTAGGCATATTAGTTTACTTTCCAATGATTATTACTTACTGAAGCTACTTGTGCAACTTCTTTTGGGTTGCTTTCCCATCTTGCTTTATTTCTTTCGCTTGGCTCTAAGTCTAATATCAATTTTCTAGCTTGATTTACACTAATTTGTTTACTGCCTTTCTTTAAATATATAACACGTTGCCACCAATGTCTGCAATTTACGCCACCTTTATATTTAAAGATGTTATAAGTGTTAGAACCACCTACACCAAATCCAGGATTAACAGACCCTGCATTTTCTATATCCTCTGCTCTATAAACTTTATTAGACTGCATTAATTTTCTGCAAAAGTCTCTTTGAGGTATGGGGTTTCCAACATACCTATATCTTATTTTAAATAAAGATGTATCTTGTTCACTTGTCTTTCTAGCGTCTCCAGATATTTGACTTGCTAGTGTTATAACAGAATTTAAATGATCTTCTTTTAGTGTAATATCATCACATTGAGTATCATCGACAAGCTCCCATTGTTCAAAATCAATACTTTCACCTTTACTTATTAAATTTGCTAAATCAACATTTTCACAATTATAGTCTTCACTCATTTCTACAGGCTCAATATCATCGTCTATCGTTTCATCAATAGGTTCATCTTCTAGCTGTGTTTCTGTCGATTTATAAGTATCTCTTAAAGGAATAAATTTTAAATCAGTTTCCAGTCCGTTAATTTCTAAAAGACCAGCTAATTCATCTAAAAAGAAATCTTGTTTTGGTGTAATTTGATAATCCTGAACTAATTTAGATTGTACGTCTAACTCATCAGCATTATTAGAAAAACCATTACCTGAATTAATTCCGAATAAATTAGGATATGCACCATGTGCTGTAATGATTTGTTGTCTCGCCTCTTTTGTTAAAAACTCCCATTGACTATGAGCGTCATTTACCTCTAAAGGCACAACAGTCACTTCAGCGTCTTTATTATCATTAAAAGACAGAATAAACTTTCCAGCGTTACTACTTCCTGTAAGTTTTAATTTTATTTGTCTTTCTATTTCATCTTTTTGTTCAGGAGTTATATTACCTCCATTATTGAAGTTAATAATGTAACCAAAAGAAAGACCGTTTTTAATATGATTAATACAATAGTTTGAAATCTCTTCTTCCATTTCAGCATATTGCAAACCCTGTATATAATTAGGTAAAGCAAAATAAGATTGCCCTTGTTGATGAGGAACAACACTTTTAACCATTACAGAATCAGTTAATTTACCTTTAAACTCCTTTATAAATTTAGGTTTGTATTTGTTTGTATTGGTCCAATCTTCACAATACCAAGCGCCATCAATTTCCCCATTTTCATTAGCTTTATCACGACCCATTTTTTCAGCAGGAAAATGAAGTATTTTTGCTACTTTTTTATCTGAACCTTTACTTCTAAGGATTTGTAGAAAATAATATCCGAAGGTTTGATAATCATTTAAACATTTTCTAATTTCTCTTTTAGGAAATATTTCTATTAAATCTTCATATATTTCATCATTTCCATTAACAGCAATGCCTCTACCATACATTAACTCGCAAAAAACCTCTATAATTGATCCGTTTGTTGGGCTTCCTATTTTTCTGTCTATTACATATCTAGGAAAGTAGTTTTTCTCACCATTTAAAACCCATTTTCTACCGTAATACTCTTTGATATCGGGTTTTATATAAGAAGATAATTGTATTAATTTAATATCACCACTATTCATGTACTCTATAGTTTTGTTTGCTTTGATTAGTAGCAAATATTTTACCTCTAAAAACAACTAAATTATCAGTTATTTTTAATCTATAAGTGCTATTATTTATAAAATTAGCATCAGTATCAAAGGATAAAAAACCATCGTTTATTGAAATATTAGATAAACTATGCGTTAAATCTTGCCTATTATCCTCATTTGTGATAGTTACTGTTATATTAGTTGTTAAATCACCGTAATAACGTGGTAAAACATTTAATGTATTAGAGATGTTGTCTGGATTAACTACTAACATATATATATAACGTTAATATCGTTTTTTTGTTCAAAAAACGCCCTAACAAATATTAGAGCGTTAAATGAAATAAAAAACCTAACTCCGAATTTATGGGTTTATATTTGTTGCACTAACTAACGCTAATAGCGCTGTTACGGTTGCAGAATCTAGTGTTGGTGCTGGTAAAACTTCCGTTGCTGTTAACGTTAAGTTATAACCGTTGAAATCTGCTTTAGCACCTCCAGACTGAATATCTCCAGTCGCTACAGTACCATCAGAAAGACCTACTATTTTATAACTACCATCTCTATATTGAACAACGCAAATCGGTCTAGCCTTTACGATTGAAGCAACTTCGTTTGCTGTATCTTTATCTTGTTTCTTTAAAGCTAAAGTTAAAACCTGCTCATATACTGATGTTCCGTTGTTTTGATCTGCTGTAAAAGTCTCTACCAATGTGTTACCATCTGCTAATAACTCATATTTAAAAACCTCAGTAACACCAGCGTCTATTGCTGTAGCCTCTCCTGCTGAAATAGTGAAAGCATCCTCTTGAAAATCTAAGAAATATGCAGCTTTTAATCCGCCTATTGCATCTCTACAAGGTTCTGTTCTACCACTTGTTAATTGACACGCCATGTTTATATATATTAAAAAAGGCAAGCAAGCACTAGACCTACCTGCCTTTAAATTAAACTAAATTTATCTTATGCTGGTGTTGTTGTAGATAAATACCAAACGATATCCTCTGAGTTGTAATAACCAACTGCTGCACCGTAAACGATTTTACCTCTAACTTGACCTGTTAATAATCCTACTTCATCCTCATCAACGATAGAAATCTCGTTAAAATCAGATTGTAAACCTGTAGCAAATACTACATTTTTCTTCTCAAAAATTACAATTGTGTTATCTGGCAAGCCATTAACCTCTGTAACTGTGTATCTACCGAACCCTACTCTTTTCGGATCAGTATTACCATCATTAGCAATACCTTTTGAAACCAAATAGAACCAATAAGCCTGGAATACATCAGGAGAAACCGCTACAGTTAAATCCTTTCTTCTAATTCCCACAGGAACAGCATTTAAAGCTAGTTTTAATTCTGCTTCTACTGTCGCCTCTGTAATCGCATTACCTGAAGGTACAATACCGTTGTTTGCTTTAACAATGCTCCCATCTGCTGTAAATTGCTCAATTAATCCTGAAAATTCTCCATCCGTTGCTGCTAAACCAGTCCAGATATCTGTATCTACTTTTTCCGCTTGTGATCCTAAAACCTCCATCGAAATAGCTTCCATAATATCAGCAGGTGCATTTGGATTTGATGCACTTGCACCTATAGAATCTTCACTCCATGTTTGTCTAAAATCTTCTTTACAAACTTGGAAAGGGTTCATTAATTTTTCAATAGTTAACACTTTTTCAGATAAAGCGATTGCACCTTCTGGAGTAAACCCACAAGTGTAATCCGTTGTACCATCTGTGTATGCTATTTTTCTAAGGTTCATTTTAAAGTTAACGTTTTCCGCTACTGTCAATAAACCCAATCTTAAAGTATCAGCCTCTTTGAAGCTTTTACCAATAATTGCGCCTGCAACTTTGCCTGCATAATTACTTGAAACTGTTGTTGTTGTTGCCATGTCTTATTTATTATCTCTCATTAATTTTAAAATCTGTCCCTCTGTAGTTAACTCTACAACCGCAGGCTCAGACATCAATTGTAATGGCTGTGTTTCTGGCTGTTTAGCTAATTCCGCTTTTAAAGACTCGATCTCTTTGTTTTTTTCTTCTAAAGCATTATCTAATTGAGATTTGAACTCAACAGAAAGCTTTTCTTTTAAATCTCTTGCAAAGGACTCAGCATCAAATGCCTCTTCCTCTACAGTAACCTCTTCCGCTGTCTCAACTGTAGCAGTCTCAACAACTTGCTCGTCCACTACCTCTTTCTGAGATGTAAACAACGCCTTAATATCTTCTTTAAGCTCGCTTAAGAAAGATTTTTTAGCATCTTCTGTCATTTTTGTATCTGTTTTAATGTTTTTACTTAATTCTAAAGGCTTTAAACTTAATAAGGCATCAATACTAAACCCTTTAACTTCTCCTGACTTAACCTTGTTCCACACATCATCATTATCAACTTTCATCATCGTGACCCATGTTCCTTTTTCATAGGTTTTCCCGTAAGCCTTTGACTTATCATTATCAGGATCTTCAACAATCCAACCCTCAACAACACTCATTCCATTTAGTTTAACCTCATGCTCTAAACTAGAATTATTATTATTTTGGTTTTTAAAAAACGAATGCGCTAGTTTTTCAATAGTATCTTCTTTGAAAGTGATATAAAACTCATTACCATCTATATTTCTATAGATTTTTTTATTAGGTATTAATGCAGCACCCAATAAAAGTCTTTTTTCATCACTTACCGTAGCAAGTTCTATTTTTTGAGGGTGTTCGTTTAATGCTATCCACATATCCTCCATCGCTGGATTCTCTACGACTGACAACGCATAAACACCTTCAGTTTTCCCCTCGTTAAATACCGCCTCGTAAACTTTCATATCTATATAACGATAAATTATATTTTGTGTTCAAAAAGTTAACCCAATGTAGCGTTAGCCACTATATTTCTATTAGCTTCTTGTGCTGATGAAACGTTACTAGCAACCACGTAAGCCTCAATAGGTTCTTGTTCTTGGTTTAGTGTTTGCGCTATTTGAGAAACACCACTATTACCTACAACATTAAATGATGGCGCTGAAACTGAACCACCACCAGCCGAAGCGCTTCCAGCAGATGACGCAAAGTTAGGCAACTTAGTTGCTAATATATCTCTAACTGTTTTAAAACCTATTGCTGTAACACTAGCAATATTGGCTATCTTTAAACCAAATTCAAAAGGTGTAGCAGTTTTTGTTGCTAACTCCGCAGAAATACCTTGATATGTGTTTATTAAAGCACTAGCGACTGCTACCGCCTTACCTGCTGCACTTGATTTACCTAAAACATTACCTATAGCATCAAGACCTTGTTTTGCATAAGCTACCTCTTGCTCTCTTAGAGCCTTTATTTGTAT